TACCCCAATGTATTATGTCGCATATCGGGTCAACCCACAGGGTGATTCCGCAAGAACGCATTTTTTCAGCGAATACATAATCCATTCCGTTGAAAATATTATCCCTGATTTCGTTTTCAAAGAACCGGTATGTTTTTCTATCTTCTGTCCAGAACCATTTGTCAGGATTTTTCTCAACCCATAACTGCAAGGCTCTCTTGCTGATTTTTAAAAAGCCACCCGGTAATTTTTCACATTCCAGCAAACAATTTCCATCGGGTAACATTTTCCCCATTGGCGTTCCGTCATCGGCTGTCTTGATAACAACGGGATACTCGATTTTTTTTGGTTCGCATTTCCGATAAACTCCGCAAACAATATCTTCTTCGTGCATCAATAGCCGGATAAGATGTGCGGGATTCCATGATTCATCGGAATCAATCAATACGATGTCGGTGGCATCTTCTTCCCTTAAAAACTTTGAAAGCGTGTCATTCACGCATACTTCCATGTGAAAATGACCGGATATTAACCAGCAATCAAATTTTATTCCAAGACGATCCATCACCAATGCCGAAGCCACCATCGAAGAACAATATTCAAGATACGCCTGATGTTTATAGAAATGCGTCGCGATGATGACTTTTCTCATTCTATCCTTTCAATTTGGTCGGGGGAGAGCCGAAGCCCTCCCCCCTTGTTAAGGGTTAAGCGGTTAAATTCAACGCCGAAAGCGTCGAAATAATCTGATTAATCGCCGTTACAATCGCGTCCGCCTGCGTCGAAGTGGAATAACCGTAAGGCGTTGAAGTCGTCGCCGCTGTCGTGGTTACAGGCGTGATTGCTGATGGTTGAACAATGGTGGTGCCACCATAAAAACTTATTTTTGAACTTGGCGATTGACCAAAGACGGTCCCGTCATCATTTCCGTCATCTAAATATCTTGGTGCCATTTATCTATCCTCCATAGTGATTAAAAAAATTAACTGCACATTCTAACTGCCCAACTTGGGCGAACGGTTTTGAAACCAACCAGAACATCGAGTCTTAACGGATGCTTGTCGTTGATGATGTCAGAGTCGCGCCAAATCCGCATAGAGATATTGTCAATCTTCGCGCGGGACGCCTTTCCTGAAACGGGAAGCACGAGGTCAGCAGACGCCATTGTGAACGCTTCTGGGTGGAAGCACAGCGAATTTCTGAAAGATGTGCTCGCCGTACCTGAACCGCCTGCCGCCACGAAAACCAGAGCCGCATCCCCCGACCACGAAGAGCAATAGCAATTCTGTCTGGGACCGCTCTTGTAAATGGCTTCATTCAGAACCAGTGTGTCCGTGGAATCACAGGTGAAGTCATCGGGAACAGACCACTGTTTCAAATGCGCATAAGGCTTTTTGGTTTCAGGGTTGACTGCATAGACACCGGCAATCGTGAAGACATCTCCGCCTTTGATTGTAACCGAACCAGCACCTGTCACATAAATGGAAGTATCACCATTGGAAATACTTGAAAGGGCAACTACCGGCGAGGAGTCAGTGCGGCTTCCGTTGGTATGGGTCGGGGTCATTTCCGACTGGTAGAACTTGAATCCGGCGACATCCCCTATTAAGCCCTGTGAATACTGACGGGAGATTTCCGATGCCGGATTAAAAATTGACCGGCCACTTGTAATGATAGCATTGGCCGCTAGCGTATCCACCATGGCTACACGACCGCTGGTAGGAGCAAGATTCTGGTCAAGAATAGCCTTGCAAGCCAGAACATCATCAAGAGTCGGTTTCGTTCCAAAGGCTGTGTTTTCAAAGTTTGACACATACGGATAACACACGGAAATACCGTAAGCGTCAACCTGCGCGGCCAGCCGTGACATGGCGGGATTCAAAATTCTCTCCTCAAAATCATCCAGAGACATGGTGAGTTCAACCGAAGTTACGTTGAAGTCAACACCCATCTGCTTGGCGACAGTAAAGGTCTGTGTGACTTCCGTGACATCCTGTGTGTCCATCACCGAGCCTTCACGGATGCTGAACTGATTGGGTTCTCGGATTAACAGAGTTCCACCGTTCTTTGCACCGCTCTTCGCAAACCGGTCATCATATTGTTTATCAATTAGCTTCGTAAAAACGAGCTCATTATGTAAAATAGACAGCGCCTTTCGTACAATATCGCCGTCCGCAAGTGTTTTAAAAGTGTTTGCCATTTATCTATCCTCCGTATTTCTTTTTTAGTTTTTCGAGTCGTCTTTTCTCTTCGAGGGCAAACCATTCATCATCGCTCAACTTACTTTCATCCACGTCCATCTTGCCGGTAATTCCAACCGGCTTAATCGGTTCCGGTGCTGTTGTTGTTTTTTTGGTTTTCTGCGCGATGATTAACTGTGCCTCCAGTTTGCCCAACTCATATACTTGTTCTTGAGGGGAGAGCGATCTGATTCGATCTGTTATGGCGCGGTTTTCCGGCCTTCCCAAATAATAGGACACCATCGCGCCTTCTTCGCTTCTCAACAGGGTATCACGCATGACGGGACTGAATACAGGCTGTTCAATGACTTCATCGAAGTCCTCATAAATTTCTCGGAGTTTTTCCGCTTTCTTCTGAAAATTTCTGATGGCGGCTTCCTCCTCGCGCTGTTGCTGTACGATGTTTTGCTGTTCCTGTATTTTTTGAGAGTCCGTTGCGTGTTCCATTCCAACAGAGCGTCTTCATATTGTTCCGTTGTCGCGAACTCTTCCAATCTCGGACGTTCTGTTATCATCCGCTCTGGAGCTTTTTCCTTCTTCTCTAACAGCTCCCTGAGCCGTTCAGCTTCCCGTTCCGCTTCTCTCCGTTTTCTGGTAAGTTCGTTAATGCGTTCCTGCGCCGTCTGTTTTTTAGGCGGCGGAATGACAATTTCAGGTTCGGTCGTTTCAGTTGGTTGTTCCGCGATTGTTTCCGTATTTTCCTGATTAGGTTCTTGATTGGATTCCTGATTAACTTCCTGTTCCTGAACTTCCTCGGCGACCTGCTCGGTCGAAACTGCTTTTTCTTCCATTTGTTTATCTCCTTTTAGCGTCCTTAGACGAAATGCGCCTTGCGGCGAAAATAAAAAAGGGCAACCAGTTCCCTAAGGAACCAAATTGCCCTGATTGTTTCAGTAGCTTACTTATTCGGTTGTCAAAGAACTATTTAATTATTTTATATCTGATATATGGTGAATGATTTATAATATCGGCAAGATTCACATTCACCCTGCAAAGTTCTCTTGGTTTCGACCATAACCAAAATTTCCACCAAGGGCGTTTTTCATAAAGTCCATCAATGGTACATTCTAAACTTACATTCCCCAAAAAGTAATTCCTTTCATTTTTAACCTCCATTATTTGGATAGTTTGATATTCTCCGTCTTTTTTATCAAGACAATATGTCCAGCTTCCATTTTAATAACCAGTTCTCCGTAAAACTTATTCGCTTTTAGTTTTTCTATCAGCGTTATAAATTCAATTAATTGTGCATCTTCGGTCATGACTGAATCCTTACCTGATTATATCCCATTCTTTCCGCAGCCTGTCCTTCCACTTGTTCATTGACGGCCTGCTGTGCCTGCGCCTGCTGAATTCCACTCATAATCTCGTTATAGACTTCCTGACTTCCAGGCCAATCCGAATATTTGAAAATAAGCGGGGTTAGAATCGGAGCAAGCATCGGGGCGTATTGCAAGGATTCTATCAACATCTTGGACATTTCTTCGCGTCGTGAACTAAATGACGGACCAACCGAAGCAATCACGTCATAAGTCCCCACCGTCAGGTCGTTACTGGTACTGAGTTCTCCATTCGGTCCAATCACAGGAACATTGACATTGACCCGCTGTCTTGAACCGTCTTCTCCCAAAATAGTCAATGCCCTCTTTGTGTCGTAAACCTTTGGGATAATCTCGACAATCTGTTTGAGTCCGGCTATGATGGCGCGCGTGGCATTGTCCACGAAAGTAAACGTGCCTTTATCTGACTGATTAATGCGGGCGATAATCGCCTTTCCGCTTCTTTCATTCGACGCTTCACCTTTCGCCGCCTCATATCTGCCCAAATGGTCTTCGATGTCGTAAGCTGTTGATTGCATCATCTGGATAATGGCGGCGGGAACCTGTGTTTGCGGTTCGCGTGTCGGCTTTGGAAGCCCTCCGATGGCGTGATACCTTAAATATGGGCGCGGATTGATGTTGGCGTCATTCCATTCAGCCTCCAAGCCCTTGATTTGCCTGTGGTCCAAGATAAAGGGTGTTTTGGGAGTCTGCATAACATTCTCTGTGGCCGCCGAAGCCCAGTAATTATACATCCTCTGCGGTCCCTTCGCTCCACGTATCATCGATAGATAGTATCTCCTTCCATCGACAACAATCTCATCGCCGAACATCGGAATAATTGGAATCTGTGAACCAATCCATTCCTTTTCTTCCAGTGGTTCATTCAGACCGCATATCTTCGCCCATTTGACCACATGGGAATCAACGACCCTGTCATTGACAATCTTGAACCCTTTTCGCCGGATGAGTTCCGGTGTCATGTTTTTTGTCAGTTCGATAATCCCGCCGTTGTCCAGTAATACAATGGTTTTCTTAACGGGTTCCTTGTAAAAATACTCACATACCCTGACTTTATCCTCCTGTATCCACGACCCCAACAAGTTTTCCTTTTCTCCATCGAAGTTCAATGCCTCTGCTTTCGGATAGCGTTTTTTAAATGTCTTCTCATCGATGAGTTCTTCGACAAAACAATATCGCGCGTCTTCAAGGTTGAATTCTTCTGCATAAGGGTCAAAATGAATGGAAATAGGATTAAGCACGCGCTTAATCTTGATGATCTGGTTAAAGGATTTCTCGTTTTCATAATCGGTGATGATTCTGAAATATCCCACAGAACAGGAAATCGCGTGCTGATAGGCAGTATCATAAGCAAGCGCGGCATTGGAGAGATATTCAATCTGCCGGATAATGCCGTTATATAGTTTTGCCATATACACATCAGCGGTATCATCTGCTGGTATGACATCCATCCGCGGACGATTCATACTGAACTCGCCCCGCATCTGCCGAACAAATTTCAGCGTTTTGTTAATCGTCAAACATGGCCTTCCCGCGCTTTCCCGCTTCTGTCTTACATCCTTATCCCACTGACCGGAATCAATATCATAGGTAAACCGCAAATCGTCCTTTGCCGCAAGATAAACATCATCCCATCCCAAACACGCTTCTTTGTAACGTTCTTTGGCTAAATCCATGTCCATATTAAGCCGCCATCCAGTTAGAGGATACAACAGAGGGCAGCGGTTTAATCACACTGTCCTCATATTGGACTCCCGTTAAAGAATACCGGTAAAAGTTCTCCATAAAATGGTCGTTTTCCTTCACCGGCTTCCCGTTTTCGTCAAACACCCATCGGGAGATTTCAAAAAAGTGCCGTTCACAATCTTCGAAAAAATAAACCGTCGGACGGCCGTTTACGCCTTTCAGCCACCCCTGTATATTCTTGATTCCTGATTCCTTATCCTTCGAGGCGACATGAAGCGTGATTCCGTATTCCAAAAGCCGCTCTTCGAGAATAGAGAATGTATCCCTGATATTAGCACCAATCCGGTTCTTTAGATATGCCGTGTCCCCTTTGGACAACGGGTCGATAAAAGCGTTTTCTATTTTCCATCCGTGCATCTTGATTTTTCTCACGATGTCATCGGCGATCCCATCCGCATCCGTGTTTTTCCACATTTCACCGATACAATACTGAATATCGTGAGGATCGACCGCCCAATACGATACAGCCTGCGGCGTGCTCAAATGAAAATCTATCATCACCGTCACAGGCCAATGAGTAGGAATCTCGAACGGCTTTATCTTATGGGTGTTCGGGTCGAATTCCTTCAACACTCTGCCAACAAGGTTCTTGAACTGCCCGAACACCCTAGGGGGGACATCTTCTGGATCAATGTCTTTGATGAATTTCAGAATCTTCAAATCACTGATCTTTTCATAGAGACTGATGGGAATATGCTTCTCCAAAAAGGCTTCCGCCCTCGACCCCTTGTCTGTCACAGGCATCTGCTTCTCCACATCGTCATACAAAAGCAGGTCGAAGAACTCTTTGATTTTGCCGGAATCCAGACCGAATGACTTTAAAATCTTCATATCGGATTTATACAAATCGGGATTATCGGTAATCTTCAAATTGTCAACAACACCGATGTCCTTGCGCCCGCTCAAGACAATCTCATCGAGAATCCACGCTTCCTTCAAAGGCGTTAAGGACAACAGGGTCTTCCCATTATCCAGCAATAAACCCCTCGACATAGCCGTATATTTAGACTTTGGCGGTGGCTCATCCATGATGACTCCCTGTATCCTGAACGACTCGAACAGGTCGTCATCCTGCGAATATGACATAATCGTCAGTGTGGATTTATTGTAAAACTCCCAGAAATACTCCACCCCCTGCTCATTCTTCTTCGTGGAATACCATGACACCGGACACCACTTCTTTAACTCAGGAATAAGTGACCGCCCGATATGCGACTTCCAATCCTCACCCGTCAACATCAAATTCACCGGCGGCTTATGCCCCAAAGATGAAATACGGTATCTCTGACCACCCTCCTCCACTGCATCCTCGCCTGTATAACCCTGAGTCCAAGGCTCATATCCAACCAGCCAGCTTATCAGAATATTAACAACGCACGCCGTCTTACCAATCTTATTGGAACTTATAGCCGCACTGATTGTCTTCTCCCGAACTGACTGCAATAACCTCTCCTGCCACGGATATGGATTCCAAAAGAAACACAGATTCTCCCTCTTGAATTTCTCTATCCGTTCCCGTGATATGATTATGTCATCCTTGCTAGCCATCAGATAGTAAAAACACTTTTATTTTCGGAAGTAGAAGACTGACTCTATATTTCGCCCCACGATTTTGAAAATGACCTGTGCCCCCCCTGCCTGCCTGACCCGGCCTGCCATAGAATCAATTCATCA